TTGTAATCCTTTTTTTGTAGAGAATGCTTCTACATTCATTAATAGTATATGTAGTTCAGCACCTGTAGAAAACATAGGTTTAAGATCTACTGCATTAGGATTTGTTCTCCACAACCCAATTTTTTTAGGTATGTAATCAGGCATATGGTTTGGTATTTCTTGATCAAACCAGTTTTTATACACACCCTTTGGTGCAATAATTAAAGCACCATTTATCTTACCTTTGTTGTATAGCATAGCAATGTTATCAATAAGTACCTTTGATTTACCAGTACCCATCTCCATAAAGTACGCAAATACTTCTTTATCCCATGACTTTTCAAGGGCTTTTTCTTGGTGCGCAAAAGGCGGTGTCTTGTATTTATAATTCATAATTCTTTTTACTTTCTATTGGAAGCATATATATTATATGATAGGATATGTCAAGAAGGGTATATTACTAATGAGAATGTCAAACCAACCAACTGGTAACAAGGGAAATGTATACGTTATTCAAGACATCCCTGGTTCAAAGATAGGTGTGCCTAAAATAAATATTATTGGTGCAACACAATTTGGTAACTTAAAAGTTTGTTTACCAGAAAACTCACAAATCATTTTAAGTCCAACATATGTAATTACAACCCTGAGGAGTAAATTAAAAGATTATAACCTTAAAGATTATTTATTACTAACTGGAG